AAGCCGAACAGCATCATTGACATCTCAGCTATCACGTCTATCTTCCGCCCTGGTCCGTTGTCTGCCGGTGTTGACGCAGACTACATCGATGCCAAGGAGCAGCCGCACTATGTGTCGTATCTGTCGGAAGAGGCACGCGAGATTACAGAGGAGACATTTGGCTTCCTAATCTTCCAAGAGCAGATTGCTCTGCTGGGTCACAAGCTGGGTGGCCTAACTCTTGACGAGGGTAATCTTTTGCGTAAGGTTTTGACGAAGAAAGGAACTGGAAAGAACAGCGTGAAAGGCAAGCTGCACAAAAAGTTCATCACAGGATGTGTTGACAAGGGTATACCCCGTGACGCTGCCCAAGACCTGTGGGACAAGTTTGAGTTCTTCTCAGGCTATGGCTTCAACAAGTCGCACGCAGTCAGCTATTCTATCATCTCGTTCCAGTGTGCGTGGTTGTTTAATTACTACCCTGCCGAGTGGATGGCAGCTTTCTTGGATAAGGAGCCTGAGAGCAGAAAGGAAAAGGCAATCAACATCGCCAAGAAGTATGGCTTCAAGATTGCCCCGCTGGACATCAACAAGTCAGGAAAGGTGTGGGAGATCAGCGACGATGGCAAGACACTTATCCAGCCGCTTACATCCATCAAGGGACTGGGAGAGAAAGCTATTGAACAAGTGCTCGCCCATCGCCCGTTCACCAACGCAGAAGAGCTTCTGTTTAACGAAGACGTGGTATATAGCAAGCTAAACAAGAAGGCGCTTGATGCTCTCTGTCGCGGCGGTGCGCTGGATGACATCGTAGATGATCGGTTTACTGGCAGAAAACACTTTTGGTCTGCCTGTATCGTGGACCGCCCAAAAAATCCCAAGAGATTTTCTGAGAATTTGGAACTTTACCGACCAGAGGGCGACTTCACCGAGGAAGAGATTATCCAGTTCAAGACTGACTTGACTGGCGTATTCCCGATTAACTTGGTTATCACACCAGCTACGGTTCAGAGGCTACAAGAGAAGTTTGTGCCTCCGATCTCTGAGTTTGATCAGGAGTTACAGGTGTGTTGGTTTATCCCGCGCAAGATTACTCCGAGAAAAACAAAGAACGGAAAGAACTATTGGATTGTCGAGGTTATCGACTCCAACAACGAACTCACCCGCATCCGGTGTTGGGGCGTCAAGCCCGAAAAGGATCGCATTCACTTGAATCGCCCATACATGGCTCGCTTAAAGTACGACGAGAACTGGGGCTTTTCAACCTACGCCGTAGGTAAAACATTCAGACTACTAGGATAAAAAATGAACATTATTTATACACCAAGCCCTCTTCTCAAAGAGGTAAAGTTTAGAAGTGAGAGTCTGCCTGTGGTTATTCGCGTTAATAAGTTTGACGAGAAAGCTGCGCAAGACTTTTCTAAAGATGTAGCGAGAGCACAAAACACAGGTCAGCCAGTTTTGCCGGTTATTATTGATAGCTATGGCGGTCAGGTCTACAGTCTCATGTCTATGATTTCTGACATCCAACACTCGCGCTTGCCAGTTGCTACCATCGTCCAGGGCAAAGCAATGTCCTGCGGCGCTATTCTGTTTAGTTTCGGAGTTGATGGTATGCGATACATGGATCCAGACGCTACTGTTATGATTCACGATGTGAGTTCGATGGGGTGGGGAAAGGTTGAAGAGATCAAAGCTGACGCCAAAGAGGTTGAGAGATTAAATCAGAAAGTATACAAGATGATGGCAGCTAATTGCGGTCATCATGAGGATTATTTTCTTGATATTGTTCACGAAAAGGGGCATGCTGACTGGTTTCTTGATGCTAAAGAGGCAAAACGCCACAAGCTTGCGAGCAAACTAAAAATTCCAGAAATGAAAATTGGCGTTAAAGTAGAGTTTGAGTTCAAGTAGGACAGGCTACTTATGGTATGAGCGCGTATCAAAAACTTAAATGGAAAAAAGCCTTAAACCAGCATAAATTTCTAGTTGAAGAGCTTTCATTAATTAAAAGCTTATGTAAGGCCGCCGCACCTGAGTTTCAAACATATTACGAACATTTCTTAAAAATCAGGGACATAGACTTAAATAAACTTAATGAAGACCACAAAGAACAAATCAAAGAAGCATACGGCGTTGAAGATGATATAACTGGCGATGTGCCAGTAATTGAAGTTGGAGAAACTGATTTGGTTTTATCAGAAACCAAAATAGAAAAAAGCGCAGAAATACAATTATCAGAGGATGAAATTGCTATTCACAATTTATTTTCTAAGGTGTTTAAAAATATCGCTTTGAAAATCCACCCTGATAAAATTGACCCTTTAAAGCACGATTATGACTCAAGACGCGAGATGGAGAAAGATTTTACAAACGCTAATTCAGCTCTTAAAAATAGACAATACTTTATAATCATCGATATTGCTGATAAGTATGAAGTTCAGCTGCCTAAAAACTATGAACAGCAAACTAGGTGGATGAAGTCTCAATCCAAAACCGTGGAGGATCAAATTGAAAATGAAAAACACACGTATAATTATATTTTTTCCGAAGCAGAAACAGAAGAACAAAAAGACCATGTTATTAAACAATTTGTTCGACAACTTTTTGGTCTAAATCTATAAAAAAACCGTTGACAAACAGATCTGGTTTTGCTACACTTATAAAGTATCCAATAGGAGGGATAATGGCTGCAACAAATGAAGAAAGAAAGCGCTACGTCAAGGAATACATTCGTTCCTTGAAGGCGATTGAAGATTGTATTGAACCGTATAAGGAGCAGAAGCGAGAGCTACGCTCTGAGTTCCGTGAGAACGGCTGGCTCAATACCGACGAGATCCGAGCCGCTGTGAAGGCATACCGTCTTTACAAGGGCAAGGTAAACATTGACGAGGTTGTTGAGAACTTCAACATGTTCTCGGGAGAAGAAGAATGAGAATTCACGATTATCTAACTCGCAACCCAGCACGGCAGCGACTATGGTCGCCGGCTGAAATTGCAAATTATTACGGCTATGAAGTAGAGACTGTTTCTGGTTGGCGCAAAAAGGGCCTTATTCCTTTTGTAGAGCTTGTCACCGGTGATTACCGTTATGACTTTGAAAAAGTTCGCGAAGCCATGGAGATTGCACATGATTATTGAGTATACTAAGACGCGAGACAACGCACACAGTCCACAAAGAGCAAACCCATCAGACGCCGGCCTGGATGTGTTCTACTCTGAGTTGTCACCGCAAGAGATTATTGCGGTACATCCCAACCAGAGCGCTCTAGTGCCTACTGGCTTGCGCTTTGGTGTGCCTCACGGCTATATGCTGGAGGTAAAGAACCGCTCAAGCGTAGCAGCTAAGTTAAACTTGGTAGTTGGCGCTTGTGTGATTGATTCGGGCTATGATGGAGAAGTGTTCATTAATGTTCATAATATTGGCCGCGACACTCGCGTCATTACAGACGGTGATAAGATCGCACAACTGGTAATGATGCCGGTTGTGCACTTTCAGCCGCAAGAGAACATTATGGGCACATTATATGAATATCCCATGACTATTAGTAATAGAGGTACCGGAGCACTAGGGAGCACGGATGGCTAAAAAAAGCGTTAAGTTATATCATGGCGATTGCTTAGAACTCATGTCTCAAATACCGGAGTCTTCCGTAGATCTTATTTTGGCAGACCTGCCGTATGGCACGACAGACAGAAAAGGAAAAAAAGGATCTCGTATTTTTAAATGGGATTCTGTATTACCTTTGGAAGAGCTATGGGAACACTACAAGAGAATTTTAAAGCCCTATGGTACTGTGGCGTTGACAGCTGATCAGCCGTTCACGTCTCAGCTTGTGTTGTCGAATCTGGCATGGTTTAAATATGAATGGATTTGGAAGAAATCTCGCACGACTGGCTTTTTTACTGCAAATTACCGACCGATGAAATGCACAGAAGATGTGTTGATTTTTTCAGATGGTGGTGCAGCCGCAGCATCAGCAAACGCTGGCCGTAGTATGACTTACAACCCACAAGGCTTGATTGAAAAGCGTGTCAAGAAAAAGAACAACAAGAAGCGTTTAGGGAAACTTTTAGGAAATGTTGATTTTGTTGGTGCCAACAATAAAATGTTGGGTGATAGCGAATATGAACAGAAGTTCACCAATTATCCAAATGAAATTCTAGAGTTTTCAATTGAAACTGGCACTATTCACCCAACACAAAAACCAGTACCACTCATGGAATATTTGATTAAGACATATTCTAATGCGGATGCCGTAGTGCTCGATAACGTAATGGGCTCTGGCACTACGGGGATTGCCGCAATCAACACAAGCAGAAACTTTATTGGGATTGAGAAAGAAAAAAGTTTTTTTGACTTGTCAATTACAAGAATAAATGATAATATTAATAACGATTATGACGTTGAAATTTTTAATTTTGGAGAGGAAAATGCAAACGACGATTAAAAACTTGAATACCGCTTGCTTGAGTGAGGTTAAGCGTTATTACGACAACGGAACTGGCCTTAAGTCAGTCAAATTAAAAAACTATACTTCAGGGGACGGCAACAACGAAGGTATGGAATCCATGGTTGAAAGATTAATCTGGCTAACTATCGACAGCTTGGGAATCGATAGAGATAGAGTTGAGGTTGATCAAGAATACTTTAAAGGAAAAGATCCACTTGACGACCCTCAGCGTATGGATTTTCACATATGGATTGATGGAAAAGTTCCTGTGGTTATTGAGTCTAGGGCTTGGATCGATAAGCCATTTTATCTCCTCAAACGCGCAGTTGTTAGAAACTTTATGACTTTGCCTTACGTCCGACAACATCTTGTTGAAAAGCCTAAATTTATTTTTGTTGGCTTGTGTATTGATATCAAAGATCGATTGCGCCTAACAAGCGACAAAACCATGGGCTTTGGCGAATATGTACATGATGTTAAATTTTCTCCTTTCCGTAGAAACCATAAAAAAGGAAATTATTTTGACCATGGCTTCTCCACTCAAGGTGTTTCAAATTTTGTGGATTTGCTAGTCGATTCATTCGCCCCATATGCACAAATTACAGGAGAGAAAGCATGAACAAAACCACACAAAATACTATGTTTAGTTCAAAGACGGGAGAGTGGGCAACCCCTCAAGAATTCTTTGACAAGCTTAATTGGCGTTTTGGTCCGTTTGATTTGGATCCGTGCGCCAACCCGCACAATACAAAATGCGCTAACTTTTATACAGAGGCAGAGGATGGGCTATCAAAGGATTGGACGGGTCATACCACATTTGTTAACCCTCCTTACGGGAGAGGTATTGACAAATGGATTCAAAAAGCCTATGATACTGCTAAAGACGGAGTTTCCAAGGTGGTTATGCTTATTCCAGCGCGAACAGATACAAAGTATTGGCACAGTTATGTGATGAAGGCCAACGAAGTATATTTTTTGAAAGGTCGGTTAAAGTTCGGAGATAGCGTGAATAGCGCACCGTTCCCATCAGCGATTGTAGTCTTTGGCGGCACCGGTCAGCAGATTTTCGGGGCGATGAACCGATGAATCGCAAGCAGCGCCGGGCTATGGAGAAGAAAGTGGGGAAAGAAAACTCGCAAAAACTCGCCGAAAAAATTTTCCAGTTTGATAAATTGCCAGAGGCTTGTTTAACGTGCAACGCAGCATTTGATAAAAACAGCAAGGAGATGGCGAAAACTTGGAGTGTTGTTGTACAAGATGAACAAACAGTTAGGCTATATTGTCCTGAATGTTGGGATACAGCAATCAAGATAATTGATGATTTTAAAAAAGGAGCCTTAAATGATTGAGAGAATATCACAAGAAAATTTAGAAAAGATAATCAATAACGAGATTGAGGAAGAATCAAAATGTGTTATCAAATTTTATTCAAATGGCTGTCACTATTGTCATGCCCTCAAAGATCATTATGAAACGATAGCAGGAGATACAGAGGGTGTCTATTTTCTCGCCTTCAACGTCGATGACGCCGTTGGCGATATTGAAGATAAACTAGGATTTCAGGGTGTGCCATCTTTTTGTTTTGTTGAGACCGGACAAGCTCCTACAATTACGTTTATGTCGGAGCCCGAGAACCCTAATGATACAACGTGGTACAACAAAAGTGATATCCGAGAATTTATAGAAAAAAATGCCGCTCCTTTCGGACAATCGGAGTTCAAATGAATAAAAATAACACCCTCTCATACGATGATGTCTTGTTGGTGCCGCAGTACTCTAGTATTCGATCGCGTTCAGAAATTGATATATCTGCTAAATTGGGAAAAGGTGTTGAATTGCAGCTGCCCATATTTGCATCGCCTATGGATACGGTTTCTGAAAGTGGTATGGCCACAGCGATGTCTAAAGTGGGAGCATGTGCAATTATTCATAGGTACAATACTATTCAAGAGCAAGTAAATGAAATACATAAGGTAAGCGCTCCGCGAACTATTGGCGCTGCGATTGGTATTTCCGGTGATTACCTCGATCGAGCTAGTGCGCTAGTTGAAGCAGGCGCAGACTTCTTGTGTGTTGATGTTGCGCATGGCCACCACATTATGATGAAAGAAGCGCTAAGAAAGCTTCGAAGATTGTTTGGCAAAAATTACCACATTATGGCAGGCAACGTTGCAACGCTGAGAGGCATTAATGATCTTGCAGACTGGGGTGCAGATAGCGTTAGGTGCAATATCGGCGGTGGCTCCATTTGCTCGACTCGCATTCAAACAGGTCACGGATTACCTGGTCTACAAACAATTATCGAGTGCGCCAAGACAGACAGAAATGTTAAAATTATCGCAGACGGCGGCATTAAAAACTCTGGCGATATGGTCAAAGCTCTTGCAGCAGGAGCAGACGCCGTAATGGTAGGTTCTTTGCTCGCAGGAACCACCGAGACGCCTGGAGATATTTTAATGGATGCGAAGGGAAGCCGATGGAAAACTTATCGCGGAATGGCCTCTAAGGAGGCCCAAGTTGAATGGCGTGGAAAATACTCTTCTTTTGAAGGCGTGGCCACTCGCGTACCATGTCGAGGTTCTGTGCAGATTATACTTGAAGATTTAGAGAAAGGCATTCGCTCTGGCTTCTCATACACAGGCGCACGTAACTTGCGAGAGCTTCAAGCTAAAGCGCAGTTCGTAGAGCAGACTACATCAGGCTTATCCGAAAGCCGCACCCATATTAATACGAGGAGTTGGTAATGTCTGATGACGTAGCCAATCCTCACTTGGATAAGAAGGTTGCGTTTGTCGAGAACACGCACCAGCACGCTAAACTTATCTTAAAGTTGCGCCACGATGGTGTTACCCAGTCAAAGTTCTTTCGCGCTATTATCGCTGGCTATCTTGATGGCGATGAGCGCATACAAAGCTATATTGACGACATGAAGCCGCAGAACAAGAAGAAGAGAGCAAAATCAAAGCAGTTGAGAGACAAAGGAAAGCAGAAGATGGAAGATTTTGGATTGAACGAAGGAGAGATACAGAATATATTTGATTTAATTGAAGAGGAGCACCCAGAGTTATGAAAAACTTTGATGGATTAAAAGAGTGCTCCAGAATATGCATTAAGAAAAAGAAAGAATGCAAGAGCACAGAATGTCGTTTGTGGCAAGACTATCCTGATGAATATAACTGCACCTTAATATCGGTGTATCAAAACGGACCGATGACCCTTCGACAAGTGGCGGAACGGGAACACTTATCATTTGCTAGAATAAAACAGATTGAGTCTAAAGCATTAAAAAAACTCAAGTCTTTAAATTTAATAGGTTGTTTCCGATTTTGAGGTTATTATAGAAAGATGTTACTATTTATTTTTGAGTTTATGTAATTAAACAAGGAGAATTAACTATGGCTCGTAAGAAACTACTAACAGAAGGCGAGATTCGCCAGTTTATGAAGCTCGCTAATCTGCGTCCTCTTGGAAAGGAACGTCTTAGCGAGATGGGATATGGAATGCCCGGCGCCCGTGATGATGAAATGGGCGATGAAATGGGCATGGAAATGGATGCCGAAATGGGCGCCGATGATATGGGCGACGAAGATGTTGAAATGGACATGGATATGGATATGGATGCTGGCGCCGGCGGTGGTGAGATGGTCTCTATGGACGATTTCATGTCTGCGCTTGAGCGAGCTATTGAAGAGGTCACAGGCGAGGAAGCTGATGTTTCCGAAGAGCCCGGCGAAGAGGATATGGACATGGATATGGCCGACGAAGAGCCAGCGATGGACATGGATATGGGTGACGATGAAGAGCCCATGATGGAAGAAGATCGCAAGGGCCATGGTGGCGGTGCACGTAGCGATGATCCAGAAAAGCATAAGAAAGGCAAGTTTGGTAAGCCTGATGAAGAGAAGCCCGATAAATATGCTAGTGGTGAAGGTGCCGGCAAAGGCGAAAAAGCAAAAAGACGCTCAGGTGCACCAAAGTCTGCTGGTCGAGCCTACAGAGGCATGGATGAATCCGAAGAGCTTTCTGAGCGCAAGCCTCACATGGGTGCACGCAGTAAAGACCCAGAAGCATATAAAAAGGGCAAGTTTGGTGAGCCCGATCCTGAGCCTAAAGATTCTTACGCTGATAGCGAAGGTGCAGGCAAGGATGAAAAGCCAGAGCGATATAAAGGTTCTAAGGGCCGCCGCCCAGGCACCGGCGTTGGAATTTCCGGTGTTACTTCAGAAGAAATTGTTAATGAAGTCGCCAAGCGTGTGGCTGCGAGACTTCAATCTGAAAACCGCAAGGATCAATTGGCAACTCAGCTAGCTGAACGGATTATAAACAGACTTTCTAGCAAGTAGCTTTACAAATCTAATTTCATATGATATATTAACCACTGATAACCTCGGTGGTTAATTTTTTGGAGGATGTATGGGTCCGTGGTGGATGTACGCTTTAGTTTTTTTATTTGGGTATTTTACCCATAAAACGTTTTATTTCTTACGCTCAGTTAAAATTAGCATCGGTCTAATACGAGTGTCCCAACTAGTTAGTTTGGGTCTTTTAACTAAATCAATTGAGAATCTTTATCAATCGCATACGTTGAAGCTTAGACAATTAAGAAAAACGGGAGCAACAGATAAAGAACTTAACATAGTTAGAAGGTCTTTTAACGACGAAATTAAGGAATATAAAAGCAAAGCTATTGACGAATTACTTAAATTACACCCTAGTTTTTATGAGTCAATTATTGATTTTGATGATTGGAATTCTGGGATGAAGTATTTGGAAAATAACAGAGAATTTATGATTAATTTTTTTAAGTTAGGGTTGAAATGATTAAAAAAATACTTGAAAAACTAGCAGACAACAACGATGAACAAAAAATAGTATTACTAGATCCTGCGTCTTTGGGAGCAAAACAAGAGCCAGACTTAAGAATCATCGGCATGTTTTGTGATGTGCACGAAGAGAAAGTTGCAGAGATTATTCATGCCATGTTATACTTGAATGAGATGAATAAGCTTGAGAAAGAGGCGGCTAACAAAAGACCAATTGAGTTTTACCTATCGACTTATGGTGGTAGTGCAGATGATATGTTCGCGCTTTATGATATAATGCGCGGGATTCGGCAGGATAGTGAGATACACACATTAGGCCTCGGAAAAGTAATGTCAGCTGGCGTATTATTATTAGCAGCCGGCACTAAAGGCAAACGACGAATTGCAAAGAACTGTCGCGTGATGATACACTCAGTCGCCGCCGGCAACGCCGGCGCTCTTCACGACTTAACAAACGAACTTGAAGCTATTCAAGATCTTCAAGACATGTATACAAGCTGTTTAGTGGCTGAAACAAATATGACTGAGGGCGACATTAAAGAAATGTTAAATCGAAATGTCAACGTGTACTTATCGGCCACAGAGGCAGTTCAACTTGGAATTGCAGATATTATTGTATAGGGATTAAAAGATGTCAGATTATATTAAAGATATGTTTATTGAAGTAAGAGACAAAAAAAAAGACAATATCGACAGCGTTGAACTTATCGAACTGATTAAGGAAGGACTCGATACTGTATATGATCAATTTGTACTAGATGGCGGCAAGCAACTTCAAGAAAAGAAAAAGAAAACACCCACAGAAAAAGCTCAAGAATTTTTGCTGGTACTGCCCAAGTTTGTACCCACAGAAGCCTGGGGGGATCCAGAATCTATGGAGCGAGATCAAATAAACAGACTTTTTTCTGTGATTGGCGGCGGCCGCTCAATTAAAGAAAAGTTAAAGTTTTTACAACGTATAACTGTTCCAGACAATAAAATCAGCTCTCCCCGTCGTATCATATCTTCTCTAATTATTCTTGAGTCCCTGAAGGCTGTTATTCACAGTTTTAATGCTTCAAGTGCCGGGTTTGTTTTTGAGGGCTGGCTGTCTGCTCTTTTGCAAGGCGAGCAAATTGGTGATATAAGTGCGATGGGTAATTTGCCTATTCAAGATTTAATCGCCTTCGCAGATTCCGATAAGGCTACTCCTGTTAGTTTAAAGTTACTCAATCAAACAACAAACATCGAAGGCAGTTATACTAACCTTGTTGATGGGCTTGATGAATTTGGCCAAATGGTCTATATTGTTGCGAGAAAGGCAGGCGATGAGGCCGGCCCTGATAGTATCGCAATAGAACAGTTTACTTTTGATCAAAATAATTTTATTGATGCGCTTTTAATGTCTGCGCGCGGTGGCCCCAAGGAGGCAGGCAAAAAGCTTTTTATGTTGCCCGGCAAAACATTTGAAGAATCCTACGCAGAACTCAAGGATGCGGAATCATGGCCTTTGAAATATCAATTGCTTCAGATGACCTCGGGATACTCTGAGCGAATTAGAAAAAAGAGAGAACGAGACATAGCGGCC